CATTGGTAACATTACTTCCTTTTAAACCTTGTATCAAAGAGCCTTGTGTATCATTGTATTCAACTTCACCAACTCCTACAGTGCCATTCTTTGCAGTGTTAAAGGTAATTGAATCAAAAGGCATGGTTAAGCCTGCTGAACCGCCTACCAAATTCCAAACATTGGATGTAAAATCAAAGGAGTACATTTTTAAATTTACCGTATCAAGAATGACCCATGCGTTTTGATTGTTTACCGGTTGAATGGAAGCTGTGTCGGAAATTGAACCGCGCCACACCAGCCCGTCGCCCGTGGTTTGAAAACCAAGCCGTTGTTTGTTAGTTGTGTTTGGGAATTGTGCAATGGCAAAAGTTGAGGCTAAAATAACAAAGGTAATAACAAGCCCTTGTCGTTTATTGCCTACCTTGTTTATAACTTTCTTCCCGATACCAAGAACAAGCTCCCGGAATAAGGTAATGGCAATATCTCCCATGGCCTTTAAAAACTTTCTTTCTTTCTTTGGCTTTATTTCTTCCATTATATTATGTTTATTGCAAATACAATGTAATTACTTCCATCGTAATGTGTGTTTGAATCTATCGTGATCGTCGCAGGTGCTGTAATAGTATATTGACTATCTACTAATTTCTGCCCATTCTGATACACATGAACCGAAGCATTTAAGTTAGTCACTGGCAGCGTTCCATTGTTCTGTGTCCATGTTAAAACATTGGAGGAGGTAGCAAGAAATTCTTGATTAAATATTGATATGGCAGAACCTGTAACCGTCACATTGTTTATCGTTTCAGTGACATTGTTGTTTACCACTCCACCACTTCCGGCATTGTTTGCCACCTGGTTAAAGTCGCGAGGTTTAGATAGTACTGTTCTTTCTGTATAGTTAGGCATCTAATTCTATTTTAAAGTAATCACCTTGCCAAATCTCTGTTTTTAAATCAAAACTACCTCTTTCAAAAACGTAATATCCGGATGAATATTCTATGACTTTGTGAGGAAGGTAAGGATTATCTACTGATAGATTTTGGAAAGGCATATCTACCATGCGTAGCTTTGGAGTGAGCTGACCGCGTATAACTTCATTTACTAATAACTGTGTAACATTATTAAAACCTTGTCCGCTACTAACATCCCAACTGCTACTATTTTCGTATGTACCAGATTCTAATACTTTTAATCCTCCATCTGTTGTTTTACTGGGCCCATCACCAATATATGTATCAAGGCTAAATACTGTGGAAGATTTATCATCATTGTCCGATCCGTATTCAAGGATGTCACTTTGCCCAGATACTGCACCAGTAGGAAGAAATTCAAGGTAATTATTGCTAAGCAAATAAGATACAGCAAAATTTGATATTATACTACTGCCTGCCTCATTTCGCATTTGCTTTAACCTCATTTCCCATACATACTCCGCACTTTCTGGAATGTCTAACGTATCAAATGTTATGGTTTTATAAGCAACAAAAGCAGCATCAGCCGTTATTGTTTCAGTGTTAAACTCATACTCATAAAAACTATTTTCCCACGTTGCAGGCTCTAATTGAAAGTTAAAACCATTAGTATAAGTTACACCTCTTTTTAAATATTTATTTTCCTGCTTTACTTGTAATGATTTTATTTTGCCAGTAAATCCTGGCGATGATATACTATCTAATTTTAATGTATTTGTATTAGTAGATAAAATAACATACTCGTAATCTCCACTTTCAGTAATTGTTTTAGTTACTCCACCCAAACGTAATCTAAGGCTACCATTATTATTTATTTCAACTTTAATTTTTACATAATATTTTCTTCCTGATGTAACAGTAAATGTAGTATAAAATGCTTCTGTACCTATTAAAGTTCCTTCTAATATTTTGTTATCAATTATCCAGCCGCTGCCCAATGTCCAGTTGGCTGATTCAAAACCTTGCAGTGGAAAGCTATTTATTATAGATGCTACCTTAACAGCAAATACAAATTGAAAAGGCTGAAAGTTAACAGGATTTAAAGCTTGTGCATAAAAACCAAGTATTCCTGTATAAGATAAACGAGCATCTGGATTAGAAGCATCTAACGTCGGAGTAATTGTAATAACCGGAGTGTCATTTGTACCATAGTTATATTCTACACCTGCTAATAAATTCTGTTTAGCAAAATGATTATACCGTATAACGACATTTTTTAAAGCAGGATAGTAAGTCCATTTACCACCACTTAACCTCATTAAATCACTTCCTGGAAGATTAGTTTGAATATTGGATAGCGTTAAATCTGCTGTAAATGTACCAGCTACTTGTACGCCAAAAGCAGTATATTTAAAGTATCTTTTAGTCGATGGCGTTCTTGCATATTCATTGACTTGAATAAACCAATACTGATTCCCACTAAATAGTAATCTTGCTCCAAAGCTTTGACATATCTTTTTTAAAACTTCGTAGCAACTTTGGTACACAAAATTGCTTTTAGTGTCTTTGTGGTAAAATGCACGATGTTGAATAACTGTCAATAAAGAGTAATCAGAAGCAGCATTATAAGCAGTCGTGTTTTCATGCCAGTTAAAAATAGTATGTAACACTGGCAAATTATTTGCTACCAAGTTATCTTGAACAAAATCCAGCTGATTAAGACAATTTAAAATATGTTGTACAACAGTGTCCTGCCCAATATAAGGCCCAACCGCACTTTTGTAATCTAATGTTTTTAACCATCCTAATCCATCTATTGCAGATATTTGTGCCTGGTAACCTAATGACAAAGGCACATCCTCAAATTCTACTAAGTCAGTAACTATATATCCATACCATTTAAATGATACAGTTGTGTTATCATCTTCATAAGCTGTTAGCTCCATTGTAAACCTACCCTCAACTGCCAAGCCGATGTCAAGGAGAAGTGTTTGGAGATCATTATTATTTATTAGTAAAGACAATGAACAACGCGAGCCAATGATAGGTGTAAACCTTTCCTGACCTTGCTGACTTTCACTGTCATATTGCAGCTGTAAACCAATGGTATCAAAATCATAAGTCATACCGGAAAAGACCTTGTCTTTAATAGCAACTACTATTTTCCTGCCTTTCTCGTTATATACTGTCGTTTGAAACCTTACTGCCATTATTGTACTCTGTTAAGACCTTTCTGTGACCTGTTAAGTAATATAATCAAATCATTACCGCTTATCCTTGTCTCTAATGTGCCACCTACTCCCATGTCTCCCATCATTGATTTTAATTTTGATAAAGGTGCTATAACTTCTGGATCAACACGCGCGTTTCGATTGTCTCCGACCAATGCCATTGTCGGCCCGGTAGCAAGTCCACCTTCGGCAAGAGCAGGAGCGCCAATTTTCATTATTAAACTTTTACCTAAATTACCTGCCAATGCTGCTATTGCTGGTGCAATGGCTAACATAAAAGGTGTAGGAGGAAGACCTGCTAATGCCTTAGCAACAAACATTCTAATAAGATTGCCTATTATTTCAGCAACACTTTTTTTAACTGCTTGTGCAAGTTCTTTCATGCTTTCAAAACCACCAGCTGCCAAATCAGCAAAAGTATTTATACCTTCTACTAATATAGCTTGCATAGGAGTTAACATATCTGCGGCAGATTTTACAGCAGGTGTAATTTTATTAAATGAGTTAGCTACATCTTCATTTGTTTGTTTTAATCTTTCATTTGCAGCTGATATACTTTCTATTTTATCTGGCAGTAAATCTAAAGTAGGTATTAAGTTTACTGTATCTATTGGTGTATTTAAAGCAGCATTAACTCCTTTACCTCCTCCCGTTCCTCCGCCTGTTGGTGCGCCACCGCTGCCAAATACTAACTCTCCCGTTCCATCTGTTGCACCTCCACCTCCTCCACCTTTGCTAGGTGCAGCCATGAATAGACTTTTAAACTTACCTTTAAGGCTATCTACTGTTTCACCTATCGTTTTAAATTCCGCTGCAACTACTTTCTGCTCTTCTTGATACTTTGTCATGCCACTGACATCAAATAATTCATAGCCCATTGCCTTTTGTAGCTTATCAATAGCCATCATGAAATCAGCTACTCCCTTGTTTGCGCTGTTTTTTATGTTTATCCAAATGTTTGTAAACCTATCGCTAAAGGCTTTCCAGTTATCATAAACATATAAGGCAATCGCACCCACAGCCGCAATGGCTAAAGTAACACCAAGTATAGCAGGATTTTTTAATATAGTAGTAAATGCACTTACAATAACTCCTTTTAATTTTTCAAATGTTTGCATAATTAAACGAGTAGTACCTATCAATGAACTAAAGGTAGTAATTAATTTACCTACTATAAATATTGCAGGGCCCAATGCTGCAACAAATAAGCCTGCTTTAACTATAAATCCCTGTGTCTCCGGATTAAGAGATTTAAAACCATCTACTAATCTTTGTAATCCTGCGCTCAATGCTGCGGCAACTGCCTCTAAATTTAATGTTTCATTTATTGCTTTACCTAACTCGGCTAATGATGCGCCTACATTATCTTTTAAATTATCAAAGGTATTAGCTAATCCTCCATTGGCTCTTTCTAAATTACCTAAAGCACCGACAGACCTTTGTATAAATTCCTCACTACTTATTCCAAGTTCTCTAATTCCTTCGGCAGTCACTACACCAAATTCCTCTTTCATCACTCGCGCAAACTCTGGCAGCCTTTCTTTTATCTGATTAAGATCTTCCTGTGTAACTTTACCTACCGCGCTTATCTGTGACAGTGCCAATACTACTCCATCAAATTGTTCTGCGCCACCTCCTGCCCTTGCTACGGCATTGCCAAATTGGGTAATAGTTTCCCTTGCAGCGTCGGCATTCATGCCCACACTTTGTAAAGAGGCAGAGGCTTTAACAACTTCGGGAAGGGCAAGCCCTGGATTTTCTGCAACCTTGCGGAGTTTCTCCATTTCTATCCCTGCATCCTCACTGCTGCCCATAATGGCTATTAATCCATTTTGTAGCTTTTCAATATCTGCAAAAGACTTTAAAGATGCAGCACCTAAACCAATAATAGGCAAAGTTAACGACTGGGTTAATGTAGAACCGATGTTCTGCATATTACTACCAAACCTCGACATACTACGCTCAACCTTTCCAAGTTCTTTGTCAAGGTCTGAAACATCTACACCAAGCTTTAAATTAAGTTTACCTATTGCCATTTATAATTCTTTATCCCATTTATCAAATATTGTTTTGTCAGTATTTGTCAAACTTCGGTTAGTTTCTTTCTTAATAGGATTCTCCCATGGAAATTCTATTAAATCTTTAGGCTTTAAACTTTTACCTTTTGCAGTATGAACATTTAGTAAAAGTGTTGTCTGCCATCTAATTCTTTCCCATTGTACTTGTTCCTGTTGTTCAAATTGATTGTTATATCCTTGCATCGCTATAACAACCTCTCTGAAACTCATGTCGTAATATTGCGAAGGAGGAAACTTTAAAACTCCGAAACAAAAGCGTTCGATGTATTCAAGTGTGAGCTCTCCGCCTTCGCCACTACGTTTTTTTGGCTCTCATCTTCTGGTGGTGAAATCTCGTTTGAAATCATTTCCATGATGCGAGTTATGCCTCCCATATCTGTATCTACCAGGTCGCAAAATGATTGCAAAGTGTAAGGACATTTCTCCCCTTTGGCTTTGTAACCATGCTCAACACCTGTAAAGGCTAATTCAAGGGCTAAAAGAAGATCTTCTCCTAAAAGGGAAAGGTCACTTAATTTAAGCTTCCTCTCCCTTAGAAACGTACCTAACACGAACATCCCAAATTTAATCGGGATAGTCGTGTTGGCGATTGTAATTGTTTTCATGTTAGGTAATTTTTATTATGCTTTAACTGTCTTTGTAATTGCACCTGTCACCTCAAAGGATGCTGAATAGCTTGTATTTTCTTCCACACCTGCGTTTAAGTCTAATGATGTACAGATAGCACTCATTGTAAAGACATTGTCACCTTGCACATCTGTGGTAAACTTAATGGTCAACGCAGTACCAGATATTAAATCGGTAAAGAGATCATCAAACAAGTAATTAATAGAAGAATCGCCAGGCCCTGCATACAATGCCTCTGTGGACAATGTACCAGAAAGCTGACCTTTCTTTACTTCCCTCCATCCACCTGCTGCGGAATCCTTTGTCAAGATTTCACGCATGGCTGCGGAGATGTTCATTTGGCAAGAAGTTGCGTAACCGATAGCAGTGCTATCCTTGTATAAGCGCATCAGCGTGCCATTAATTATGCCAGTAGTTGCCATGTTTATTTATTTTTTGGTTTATTAATTGCTTCTTCATCTGCCTCGTCGTTAAAATATGACATAGGCACTGGAATAGGTATGTACATTGGAGCTGGCTCAACTTCCTGCTTTTTCGGCATTTCTTCAACGACAAAAGATTCATCAAGTAATTCTGCAATTCCATCCTTTATCATTTGCTCACCATATTCAGATAAAAATACACCTACTTTACCTGGTGCCTTTCCATTCCATTCTTTTAATAATCTTAACTTCATCGTTTCATTTTTGCCATAAAATCCATGCTCATCCAATATACATTTAAGTCAGCGTTATACACTTGACTATCAGAGCTCATGTATCTTATTGTTTGTACAGAAATAGTGTTTACTGTCCCTACAAACCTATCTAACCTATTGCGCACATTATTTGCAAGTGTTTGAGTAGTTTCGTAATTGTTAGTATAAACATCAATTTGTAATGTTATTTCCTCTAAATTACTTTGCCCATCTTTAAAATCAACTGGTAAGCTATTAATGATAGTGTAAACCATAAAAGGATATTGCACATTCTGTGGAGCTATGTCCGGAAAGATATTCAACCCACAAATACCAGTTACTGCTGCGTCAGTCGTTAATCTCCCATATATTACTTTTCCTATCATGATATCTGCCAGAATTTTTTAGGTCTTTCCTGCATGATAAATATACATTCATCACGCATGGTTTTAATTACTTTTTCCCTACTCAAATTTCTTGCTTTAACCACTATCTTATTATACCATGCTCTTGTACTTCCGTAAACCATGTGTGCGTAAAATCCATTTGTACCTTCACTACTATTGATGCCTCTATTCATTGTATTTCTTTTATACAATGGCCCAATAGCACCAACAGCTCTTTTATATGATACAAGATTTTTAGATAAGTCAATAATAGACTTTCTTAGGTTACCAGGCTGCACCCACATCGAGGCGCGATCGTTTTTCTCCCATCCTTCCATCTTTTTATTTTTGAAAGGATTAGTGGAAATACGGTGTGGTTTACTACTTACTGGTACCAAAGACCTATAAACTTCTAATGCAATAGGAGTGGCTGAATCAATAACTCTACTTCTTTCAGTTACTGTACATTGTTCCATTAACTCTGCAAATTCAATAACGGCATCTGCTAAACCTACAACTCGTAAGCTCATTCCCTGAAAACTTCTTCTACCATTATAATTAGATTTTTGAAGATCTTTAAGGTGATTTATTTGTTTGGCTGATAAATATCCCATTACACATAATTTTGAGCAAATGAACAAAATAAGTGTAAATACAAATTATCTTCACTTATCTGGACATTCTCTATTTGATAATATTTATCCATCCAAATTATTCTCTGTTGCTCGTTTATGTCTGTCCTGTACCGACAGGTAATCCTCACCTGGCTCAATGCTGTTATCTTGCCACCTTCTACCTCTTCTTTGTTAACTCCTTTATAATCCACTATTGCCCAAACCTCCGCTAAATTACTCCATGTTTCTGTTCCAAAACCACTGGTAGTTACAGAACGACTAACGCTTTGTACTATTATCCTTTCTCTTAACTTTCCTATCTCTTCTTTCTTGTTGTATCTCATTAGAATAGTTGTACTCTATATTGGTCAAGTAAATACTCTGATGCTGTCGGTAATTTCTTTACATAGTCCTCTCTATTGTCGTAGCTGTCAGCTATCATCATTAAGATAGCTTGTCTTATTTGCATTGGTACTCCGGATGGCTCTGTGTTATATCCAGCTGTATATGTAATAGTAACATCATTTATATTTCCGTATAATGTCGGCCATGTCTTACCATAAGCTACTGAAAGCCTTGCAGGTTTCTCAAAAGTATCTACAATATAATTTGAAGCATTATATATCTGTGTAGTATTTTGGCTATCTGCATATTGAAAAGAAGATACAGATATAACTGGAGATACAGATAGGTAAATAACAGGGCTATTAAGCCTGTCTAACTTTTCTGTTATCGTTTGTGTAATCAATGCCTGGTTAAGATAACGCTCTGCAACTTCACGAGCTGATTGCAAAAGCGTAGTAATCAAAGTATCATCGGCAGATGTATCTACTTTAAGATAATTCTTAACTTCACTTAATGTCCAAACTTCTTTAGCAGGTGCCGTTGTTACTTTCCAGGCCATATCTATGTTTTTAATAAGGGATGAATATTGCTACCCATCCCTTTACTATCCCTATTACGCTTTATTAGCCAAATGCTTTATTGATGCACTTTGAATTAATTTACCATCGAAACGAGTGTACATTAAGAAACCTAACTCCATCTCGTCCATGAATCTTTCACGCAATGGCACAAGAACATTGTTAGCCACCTGGCGAATGATGTATTTAGACCAATCTCCAAAGTAAATAATCTTTGCAGCTGCTGCCTGTGCAGATGGAAGATCATTATTTATGAAGAAATTGTATCCTAACAATCTATCAGGAGTTCCCTCTCTAAGAGATGGCTGGAACAAAGTAGTATTGTTTGTATCTAAATTTAACTTTCTAACCGCGCTCAAAATCTGATCATGCATCATAAATGCAGCAGATGGAGAGTTACGGTAAGCAATGTCAACAGAGTGAACAAGGTCAACTAAGTTAGCTGCTGTAAATGCACCTGTTGAAGCTGAAGTTACTCCTGCAGAAGTTGCACCAGCAAAACCAGTAGGTTTCCCAGAACCATCACCAGTTGTAAATGCAGTGTTCAAGCCACGACCTAAACGCTCACCTAACATAATTGGTAACTCTGTGTTTAATAAACCAAACTCATCATTTGCCCATTCAACAGATACCTTTACAAGTGTGTTTAAAACGTGAGCAGAAAAAGTCTCTCTTGTAAATGTCATATCCTGTACAGTAACCGCTCCACCTTCAGTGTGCCATGTTCCAGCAGTAGCAGTATCATTGACCTTTGGCCAGTACAAAGTACCTGCTTGCGGAGTAGTGATTATACGAGACACATTAAGCATAGGGCCATAGTATGCCATTGTTTTCTCCAACTCATTAGAGAATTGGTAAGGAATAACATAACCACCTGCAAGACCAGTCTCCGCAGTTGTAATCGTAGCAGTGCCACGCATCTCTCTAAGCATTGATTGCTCGTTGCTTGTCAAGTCACGCTTTGCAAGTGCTTTCATGAATGCTGTGTGATACTCTGGTGACTTTACAATCTCCCTGGCATCTCTTGGCATTGCAGAAACACTTTGCTCTACCGGATTAACACCTCTTTCCTCGGCATTGATTTCACTCCATCTTTCAAGACGTGAAATCTGCTCTGTATAATTTTTAAAGTTAGCATCTGCAGCGTCCCATTGTGCCAATTCCTCGGCATTCATTAGACGACCTTCGCCAGCTGCTCTCTTTTGCAAGTCTTCCATTATAGCATAATCGGAAGCCCGCTTTTCTCTCAATAATTTAGAGTTCATTATTTAGTTTTTAAATTTAATAAATGCAGGGCATTCCTGCGTAGCTCGTTCTGTATATTAATTTCTGATTTAACAGATATATCAATCACTTTTTGTAAATCTTCATCCATTTCCTTTGTAGCATCGTAGCTTCTTTTAGCTACCATTGTATCTGGATTAGCCGGATAAGTTACCGGAGAAACATCATATACCTTTTTAATTGAGCGAATAACTCTTTTAGGTTTCATTCCCGATCTTTCTTGCCAATCTTCCTTTTCAACAGTAAATGCAAAACTACTTTGATACACGTCACCACGCTTAACCATCTCCAAGAGATCATTACCTAATGTAGTGTTTGGTGCCTCAAATTCGTACTCCATTGAATTACCGGTAACATTTAATTTTAAGGTGCCAGATGATGTCCTTGCAAGTACCATATTTTGGTCATGATTAAATAAAGCAACAACATCTTTCATGTCAGCTTCATTTAATGATTCTGGAGACATTTCCTCATCATACCAACCCATGTCATAAGCAGAGTTAAACACTGTAGCAGTCCCAAAGATGGTACGGCTTTCCGGTTTAGCCCTTAATTCAAAATTTATGCTTCTCTTTTCCATATTATTATCTTTAGACCTTTCGTCCATTATTTTATTTGCTCTACTTTCTGCCCAAGGTAACATACTGCTTCCTCCCCATGCATCGTACATGATGCTTCCACATATCTCATTCTCATTCTCATCAAAATATTTGCCTTGGTCATACACTTTTGCACGACTTAAAAAACTATATGTTCTAATTACCTCATCATCACTCAATGCCTCTCTGTTAGCCAACTGCCTTGCTCTTGTCCAGCCTACACTGGTACCACATGAAGAACCATTATCCTCTTTGTGTTTCCTTGCTTTCTTTGCTGCGTTAGTCGCTGCCTGGGGATAATCACTGTGTGCCATTATCGTTATTTTCTTCCTCGTTATCGTCTTTTATATCAATAACTTCTTCTTCTTTCTCGTGTGCCATGCCTTCGGAGGATGGCTCTATCTTTATATTAGATGCTAATGGTAATTCATAGCTATCTCCACCTTCATAAGGATTCATATTTTCCTTTATCCGGATCTCGTTTGGTGACATTGCTAAAACATTTCGCATCGTAGTATAATAGGAGGATCTCGCAGCTATATCACCACGTAACAATCCATCAAGATTAAATCGAGTAGTAAACTTTTCCTTTTCTGCCTCAAAAAATATCTTCTTATTAAATTCTGCCTCTATAGTTTCGCACAATGGCATGATAGTATAGTTTACAAACATTTGGCTCAACTGTTCCATGTTGCCAAAAGTTGCTTTGTCCATATCTTCTAAAAGAACACCAGGAACACCAGTTATTCTTGCTATATCTGAAATAGTAGCCTTCTTAGTTTCGTTAAATGCTGCATCAGTAGGATTTAAACCTACTTTCTGAAAATCCATACCTTCTTCTAAAATGGCAGTTCCTCCAGCGTTTTGACTTCCACCAAATGCTCTGTTAAAACTACCTTTTAATCTGTCGTATGCCTCATTGGTTAATCTTCCTGGATGTTTTAATACTCCATTAAGATGCGCACCATTTTTATAAAAGTTAGCACCATAGTTTCTGTTTGCTAATGCTAACCCAAAATTGTCACGGTGAACGTCTGGCACTAACAACGCCTTAACGCCATCCCATGCAAGATTAGGTATATAGATGATATTCTCACCTCTATATGTCTTATTATTTTCTTTATTCTTAAATACAAGCTCATTCCTACTATTATATCCTATTTCCATTTTAGTAGGATTAAGAATAGTAAGGCTATTTATTCTTGTAGTTATGCTATTCCTGTTAATGGCTGCGTAAAATGCACCATGCGCCAGGTAGTGAAGCACCATTGTCTTATAAAAAGTGTGGGAGGTATATAAGTCAGATGGCTCTCTTGATACTACTTTGTAGTTAGGATGATCCTTAGCAATTCTTATTCCTCCGTTATCTTGTTTCTCAATAATATCAAAAGGAATAGAGGCAATAACACCACCAAGTATTTGAGTAGCTCGATAAAAAGCAGGAAGCCCTATAATTGCATATTCATCCACTGCTACACCAGCAGCACTGCCACGCTGAAACAATGCACCTAATGTGTCACCATTTATAGGTGTAGATGGATTTTCTATCGAACCTCGCTTCGACGAAAAAAAAGACCGCATGGAGTTAAGTATAGCCATGCGGTAAAAATAAACAAAATCAGTATGAAAAATACAACTTACAGTAACACACTAAACAAACCTAATGTCCATATAGGTTTTCTTTGCCTTTCTAAATGAATTGTAGGTACTATATTTTTCATCAAGTCCTAACTCACCTCTTTCCTCCTCTAATTTCTGCCATGCATCTTCATGCCTGGGATAATCGCTTACAAGTTCGTAAAATCTGTGAAAATATCCACTGGTGCAATTAATCTGCCTAACTTGCTCGGCATACTCATGTTTCTTCATTAATATCTCCATAATTGACATTTTTAGCTTTTCAATTAGGTACATTATAACATTAATAATCCTTGCTCTCTTTCTCCGGATGTGTAGATGGTTGGTCTATCTTCAACCATGATTTGCGCGTATGCCATAACCATCGCAACAGGCCCATCTACCTTTTCAGTTGACTTCGCTTTATCTATCTTTATATTTCCTGCAGGATCAAATCTTAACATTACATTTGTCATCATCCACTCCATAACTGGGTTACCATCATGAGTAATTTCATTAGATAAAAACATCTTTTCTATTTCTTTTGTTGGTGCTGACATCGAAATAAACCCCTGTCCAAATGGCTTCATGTTAGCGCCATCATTTGTAAGCTGTATAACCAACTGTGAAGCGTTCCATCTATCAAATGCTATACACTCTATTTTATACTTTGCCGTTAACTCAATTACTTTAGCCTTTATAAAGTCATAGTCAGTAACGTTACCCTCTGTCATAATAATATCGCCATCCTGCGCCCACTGTACATAAGGCACTCCGTCGGAAAGTGATCTTTCCCTAACGTTATCCTCTGGGCAAAAGAAATAGGATTTTATGTGTGGTTTATTTAATCCTGCTTGCACCGGAAAGCAAAGCACTAAAGCCGCAATGTCACGCGTAGAAGCAAGGTCTAAGCCAGCAAAGCATTTTTTATTATACAATAAATCATCATCTACTTTTAGCCTTGTTTGTTCAATGTAATTATTAGAAATCCAAACACTGGAAGTAGTTGTCCATACGTTTAGATTTTTGGTCATGAATTGAATCTGCTTTGCTGCCCCTTCGTTCAATGCCTTTTGGAATTGGTCATCCATGTAGCTGATGTACGGAGTGACACCTAAGTTCGGATTAGATTTTGTCCAATTCTTTTTATCCTGCCAATCGTCGCCTTCATCAAGGCAAAAGAGCAATGGAAACACACTGTTATCAACTTTCCTTTTCTCCAAAATATCCACCATTACTTTCCGGAACTGATAACAAGGTGATTCGCGATTAAATCCTGCTGTAGTGGTAATAAGTAGTAAAGGCTGTGAGCGTGAACCCATGCCCGTTTCCATGACTTCTAATACATCACTTGTTTTATGAGAATGATATTCGTCGATACCTGCATAATGCGGATTCAAACCGTCTAAAGTATCTGCCTCCGATGCAACTGCCTCAAATTTACTATTTGTAGAAGGAACGTTGCAATTATACTTTAGAACATTAACTAACTTGTTAAAAGTGCGTGAATCTGCCTTTAATGATTTGAGCATCACCTTTGCCGTATCAAATGCAATGCGAGCCTGGTCACGCGTAGTAGCAGCCGTGTAAACCTCCGCTCCCGTTTCAGCATCGCATAGAAAACAATACACAGCAATGGCAGCCGCCAACTCTGTTTTACCATTCTTCCTTGCTATTTCAAGATAGGCCTTTCTAAATCTTCTACCACCTTCCTTTCGTTGCCATCCAAATAATACTTTTATGAAAAACTCTTGAAATGGCTGAATGTTAAACCGTTGCCCAGCAAATTCGCCCTTTGTATGCCGGAGGGCAGAGATAAAGCCAAAAGCCCTATTTGCATGAGTTTCGGAGTAGGCATATTCCCATTTCTTATTTTTCAAATCATTCAGATGTCGTTCAACTGCCAACCGCGCGTAGTTGCCTATTAATAACTTCCCCGAAACAACATCCTCAATAAATTTCATTTATCTTTTTTACTTTTTACCGTTAAGCCAAAAATACTATTTAGTAAAACGGCAAATGCCATTAAGCCCCACGCCTCGACATAGTCAATGTATGGCAGATTAAATATATTTGGTATTAGCCAATTCCACATAATGTACACCGGCACGGAGATAAGTGCCAGTGCGAAGGCGGAGGCAAGGATGGAAATGGCAATGTCTTTAATTTCTTCCATTTTTAGTTCATTTTAAGAAGTTTGGCAATTTCATCCTCTTCATCTCCACTACCATCCTGGAAATACTCCAGAGTTAGCCTTGACTTCGGATCGAGCCCTAAAGTCCTGCTTAATTCAAGAAATAACTCAAAACCTTGCTTAAATGCTGTCCATTCGGCACTTACCTGCCTTGCACCGTTAGGATGCACCATAACTGCACCGTCTTTGCTTAATATCTCCGCATTATGCAATAAATGCCCAATAGCACGCGCTGCAATTGAAAGGTAAATTTCATCAACTTGCTTTCCTGCCTTGTGAACGTGTAGGTGTTCGCGGATCCGGTTGTAAATTCTTTGCTCACCTGCATCGAGGTTAAACATTGGCTCACCGATTTCACCGGGAGTGAATGTTTTAATTCTGGATTTTTCCAATGTGCCTTGGAGTAGCTTTGTCTTTATGCTCTTTTGTGCCATTTTATGACTGTTTTATCTGTGTGATGAAAACCCCCCTTTAGAGGCTGCGTTGATGTGCTCTGAGT